ATTAAATTACAAGTGCCGTTTTCTGTTAAACATAAATTAGGTTCATCTTTACACGTATCATTTTTAACTATACATGTTGATACTTCATTAATAAGTTTATAATAATTTTTATCGCCAGTAAATTGTATTTTATTTTTAATTAAATCGTGTAATAATGAATTTATATTTTTGAATTTATCAGAATAAATAATATATTCTTTTTTTATTTCATTTTCGATTTTTTCTCTTAATTTAATATTCTCGTAGTCATTTAATAATATACGAATTGTATTTCTATAAACATTGTAGAAATTAGCTTCTAGTCTGATTTTTTTTATATAATCAACACGAACATCATCTACACCTTTTTGTGTCATTATTTCAACATCTGCACTAACCATAGGTTTTTCATTTATGTTAAGAATGTAATTATTATTATTTAATGATTGTATATCTAATTTCGCATTTATTTCGTCTAATCTTAATGGTTCTGACAATTGTATAAATTGATTTGTAATTGTTAATATGCCAACTACGTGTTCGTCTTCAACGACCTTAAATTGAGGTTTGCACGGAATGTCCGGAGTTGCCTTACGTTTTTTGCTTCTATTAGATAGCTTATTTAAAAATCGAACCGTATTATCATATGTATTCCATAAACTTAAATCTGTCATTAAAACAAAATCTACATCTTTCTTTAATTCATCGTCGATGGACGAAGGATAACAAGGGATAAATCCTGTTTTAAGTGACGGGTCGGGCTCCTCCGCAAATATACCGATTACCTTATTATTAAAATTTATTACTAATTTGTTTATTTTATAGTCATATTTATCCAGTTTTTGAAGTAAATCATAAAGAAGCAGTGGTCTTTTTGTCTTGTAAACATTCGGCATACTATCTAGAGGTCTACAAATTGTGTTAAAGAATGGCTTAATAATTTCCTTAAATACTGTTCTCATTGTTTTTGAAAGAGAAGGATCACGTTCTTTAAAATCCTTACCAACCTTTATTTTATTATCGTTTGTAGTGTATGTATATATTGGTTCATAATAATTATCTTCTTTCATAATGATAATTGTTGGTTTTCTTCCTTCATAAAATTCACTTGAATAGTGATTCGTAGGACATAATAATTCAACATTATTGGTAATGTCATCTTTTGGCAGATTAAATATTACCATATTTACACCGTCTGGAAATAAATATTTGTTTGGCATTGTTATAATGTCCCATAAATATGTGTGGTCAATTACTGCATCTTCATCACTTAAAAAATCTACAAAATTCTCAAACGCACTTACAACCTTTGTAAAATATTCAGCATCTTCCGTCTTCTCTCTAATATTCAGTTTTTGATACAATTTTGTATCATTATATTTCTCTATGTTTACTTTTTTATTTAGATTTTGAAAATTTGTAACCAAGTTTCCATTTTGATATTTTATAAATGTATCAATTGAAATTGATTTTATTATTCGCTTTTTCATATCTGAAATATTTAATATAGTAGCCATTTGTGGAATGCCTGTTTTATCTAACATTTTTTTCCCAAAAAATATAAGGTCTGATATACAAGATATAAATGACTGTTTATTACTAATTTCAACACCGTGACGAAGCAAACAAGGATGGTTGTCTTTGATGCTTGTGTTTGTCTTACTTATTTGACAATCTGCGTTAACTTCACGAAGCATTGTTTGAATTTCAGCAGGTAAATACCCCCATCTACCAGGGTCGAGAGGAAATTTATCAGGACCTTTTATGTACTCATCTTCTTTATTTTTTTTATCTTTTTCTTTATCACCCACATTTTTATCATAACATTTTTTATTGGCTTTTATTCTACCTTCTGTATTATATTTATCAAAACAACACGGCAAACAAAGACCATCTGGGTGAGAATCCGCAATTAATCCAGGATATTTTTTATAATCTTTTTTATTTGGTTTTGATTCATAAAATTCATAAATGTAATATCCAGGTTTTACAATCTTTTCTCCTTTTGGCAATACTTTGCCGCAAGTTGGATGGATAAGTTCTGTTTTTCCGTCCTTTCCTTTAACTTCTTTCAATTCATTTGGTTCGACGACGGTATTATTTTTTAAACACCAATAACGAGGACATATATAATTAAATTGATTTTTTGGGTCAGACCCATATTTTATTACATCTTCTTCTCTCAAGAATCCTGGATGTTCTTTGTTAATTTTAGCAAGTTGTTGGTCTGTTAAAATAACCGGTTGTTTTCTGGTGCTTGAACTACAAGTTCTAACATATGAATTAAATTGTGGCGTATCTTCTTTAATTATTAACACTGGGTCTTTATTTTCTATGAGTGATTGAAAATAATAAGGTTTATTCAATCTCATCCCATCAATATTTTTTATATCTTCTTCTTCTTCTTCTTCTTCTGATGAGGAATCTTCTGACGATGAAATTTCTGATGAGGAATCTTCTGGTGCTGGTTCTTCTGGCACCGGGTCTTTTACAGATAAATCTTCTGGTGCGGGTTCTTCTGTCGAGGAAATTTCTGACGATGAATCTTCTGACGAGGAAATTTCTGACGATGAATCTTCTGTCGAGGAAATTTCTGATGATGAATCTTCTGACGAGGGATCTTCTTTCGCCGGGTCTTTTACTGCTAAATCTTCTGGTGTTGGTTCTTCTGTCGAGGAAACTTCTGACGAGGAATCTTCTGGCACCGGGTCTTTTACCGCTAAATCTTTTGGTGCTGGTTCTTTTGGTGCTGGTTCTTCTGTCGATGAAACTTCTGTCGATGACGCATCCTCTACGCGTTTCTTCTCTTCTGATACAGATGATTTATCACTTTCGCTTAATGATGGAAATGAAGGTAAATCTTTATCACTTTCGCTTAATGATGGAAATGAAGGTAACTTTTTATCACTTTCGCTTGATGATGGAAATGAAGGTAACTTTTTATCACTTTCGCTTAATGATTTTCTAGATGACGACAAATCTTTCTCACTTTCAATTGATTTTTCAGAACTTGATTTAGTTTTTTCTGTTGTTACCTCACTGTCTATTGACGACTCTGACTCCCCCCCTTTAAATTTGTTACCACCATTAAATTCTTCATCTTCATCTAAAAACATATCGAGTGCTCCTTTGGCTTTTGTAATGTTAGCCGTTTTAAATCTATTATTTGGTTCATCTTGATCAGAATCTTCATCGGATTTTTTTTCTGATGAAACGATGTCGTCAATTACAATATCTTCTTTTTCACCAGAAGAACATAACCTATTAATTTCTTTAACTGGAACCTCTGTAGATTTTTTATCTTGTGTTAAACGAATAATTGTATCTAAATAAATAGGCAATGTATCCAAATAATAAATATTATTAATATTTTCAGTTGTAATTGTTACAATTCCTGTCTCTCTATTTAAATCAAACGTCGTTTTAAAACCAGGATTATTTTTAATTTTAATGTCAGTTTTTCTGACACCTCTTTCGACTTCAAGTTCACTCGCAATTTTACTAATAAATTCTACAGCTTGGTTTCTGTTTAAATCTTCAGGAAAATTTTCAAGCAATGCTTCAATAATTTGTTCTCCTATTAAACCTTGGGCACTTTTTTCTAATATAAATGCTTCAATGCTATTAAATTTACTATAATTTGAAACGCGCTTGAAACGCAATTGAGTTTTACCACTTTTTTTGGTTTCATTGATAAAAATACTTGATATACAACCATTATATGCTTTAAGGTCAAGAGCCTTTTTAATATAAATTTGTGATTGATAAGTAAGTTGTTTAATGACAATATTATCTTGTGTTAAACTATTAAATTTATTTAGTTTGTAACCATTTTGTTCTAATAATATTTGTATTTCTTCTATAATTGGATTAACTGAATTTCTAATTATTTCATCAATTTCCGTTATCTTTAAAACTTCATTAAATTCAGACGAAACAGTAATGTAGCCTTCTTCATCGAACTCACATACCAATGTCATATTTTTGTCATTTTGTACAGTTTCAATATAAACGGCGACAGACTTATTTTTTGCAATATTTTTCATTAGTTTAAATATTGTTGCTTTTTTTAGAAAAGGGATTTTTCTACCATCAGTAGCATTTTTATCTGAAAAAAGTCTATAAACGTTTTCTTGTCTTGTTGCTGGATTAAATTTAATAAGAGGCCTTTCTTGTGTGGCGTGAATAACCTTAAATATTATTTCAATTGGTATTTTAACACTAAAATCCGGTTTCATTTCAGCTTTGATATATTTAATGCCATTTTTCAGGTAGTTAAGTTCTGAAGTTCTTGAATTATACACATCATAAAACATATCAACAGATTTGAATGTGTCAATTACTTTGTCATTGATAATTTTGTCTTTTCCTTCGAGCAATTTGTCTTTTTGTTTTTCCAAATCATCCAAATTATTAATATTTTTGCTATGTAAAAAAGGGTAATAAATCTTTATTATAGTTTCCTCTGAAACGCGCCTTTTATTCAAATATTGTAGAACATCTCCAGCTAGGCAAAGATAAATACTATTATCAATTATATTTCCACTTGTTAATAATAGATTATTATTAAGATTAGCCAATGATTTTCGTGTGGTTCTCTCTAAAAACTTATCAAATTCTTTTACATCGTATGGGTCGCAAGAGAATGGATATTCGTTGTCAACAATAATTTTTTTCTGACCAAGAACATTGTTAATAATAAAATTTTGTTTATTAAGGTTCATTTGAAATATGTCGTCAAATGTATAAACTTCCTTTTCAATTGGTTGTTCAAAAGGTTCGCCATTTTCATCACTAACAATATTTGATAATAACTGGTCTAACCTAACTTTGGTTAATTCCAGTTTTTTATTTTGGGTTAATGATTGATAAACTGAAACAGCATTTAGTGTTTCTTTTTTCTGACAATACAAATAAATTTCATCTAACGAAATATCCTTTTTAAGTTCATTAAGTATTTTAATTTTAATTATTCCAATAGAATCGTCAAAGTGTATTTGTTGTTCAGAAAACTTAACTGTTATATTATCTTTTTTAATTTGTTCTCTTTCTTCTTCTGTAAATGCCTTATCAAATAATTCTTTGGTTTCTTTGGTTTTCTTACCGTTAAATACATAGATAGTATTTATTGACCCATTAATTATTTTTTTTACTTTATATAATGTAGGTTCTTTTACATTTAGTATTTTTTTTAAAGACATTGACGATGACATATATATAAAGTTGGTATTATTTTTAATTTAATTTTTCAAAGATAATTAAATTAAATATACATTTATTTTACACTAAATCGTAATAAGGATTATCATTAATATCCATTCCACAATATTCCTGTGGATTTTTTTTATAATCAACTGGATCATATATTCCACCCTCCTTAGCATTTTGTAAAACCCATTTAAAATTTTCCCAAAACTCTTGTTTGTGACCTATAGATTCAGTACAAACGTGCGATAATTCGTGAAGAGCCACGAACGTCAATGTGTTTATATCTATTAACTTATTTCCTTCTTTTGTTTTATTTAAACAAAATGCGATTTTTTCTCCTTTATTTTCACTAAAGGCGGTTAATTCACTTGTTGGTAAAGTTTCACTAATTTTTTTGGGATTAAAACCTTCAACTAATCTAACTGTTCTTATATCATCAGGATGTTTTTCTTTTAAATATGCTACAACATCTTTCATTTTTTGTGTAACTTGAGCTAAAAGATTTGCGGCAAGTTCTA